ATGTGTCAGTTCAGAATGAAGCTGAAAAAGTTACAGCAGGTAAAATAACTTTACTTGGAATGTCACCTCTTACAGCTCCATCAATTCAATATCCTGCATATACACAAACAAGTGATACAATAATTGTTTATCCTTCTAATATAAATTTACCATTACAAATTGAAGCTACTTACTTTAGATATCCAAAAAATCCAAAGTGGACTTATGTTTCATTAGCAAATGGTGAGCCTGTATTTGACCAATCACAACCTGATTATCAAGACTTTGAAGTAGGAATGCAAAATGAAACTTCATTAGTTGTTAAGATACTTCAATATTGTGGTATATCAATTAGAGAAACATTAGTTGCTCAATTTGGAAAGCAAGAAGAGATGGAAAATAATGCACAAATACCATAATATATAAAACATGGCATATATATCACAGTATGAATATTATGAGAATAATGGAAACAATCCTGATGACTTAAATTGGGGTTCGTATCAATATGTTAGTTTAGCTGATATTGTAACAAATTTTCTTTTAATGTACTCAGGAAATCATTCTTTAGTAAACAACGAAGAAAGGTTTAAAATATTGTTCCATGCAAAACGTGCTGTTCAAGAATTAAACTATGACGCATTTAAAGAAATAAAAATATTAGAATTAAATGTTCCAAATACATTAAGATATATATTACCTTCTGACTATGTTAATTGGGTAAGAATATCTATATACCAAAATGGTTTATTAAGACCATTAAGTGAAAACATTCAAACTCTTTCATCAAAAGCATATCTTCAAGATAACCTTTCAAATATATTGTTTGACCAAGATGGTAATGCTCTTTCTCCTCAGTATTCTAATATAGATTTTGATAGGATTAAAGGACAAAAAAAATCAATATACTTAAATGCAGGAAACCAATTTAATGGTCAAATGGGTTGGAATGTTGATGGGCAATGGTATTTTGATTATGCTATTGGAGCAAGGTTTGGTTTAAATACAGAAACGGCAAATGCCAATCCTACATTTTCAATAGACAAAAAATCAGGTGTTATTAATTTTGATTCAGGAATGTCTGAGCAATTATGTATTTTAGAATATGTATCAGATGGTATGGAGGGAGGAGATAATTCTTTAATAACAGTAAATAAATTATTTGAAGCTTATGTTTATGCATATGTAAAATATGAAATTTTAAATGCAAAGTTTGGAGTTCAAGAATATATTATTCAAAGAGCTAAAAAAGATAAGCAAGCATTATTAAGAAATGCAAAAATAAGAATAAGCAATATTCATCCGGGAAGACTTTTAATGAACTTAAGAGGATTAGATAAAATATTAAAATAGTATGCCAAAGTTTACTAGAAACTTTACTGCAGGTAGGATGAATAAAGTTCTCGATGAGAGAGTTCTTCCTAATGGCGAGTATATTGATGCGATGAATGTCAGAATGGGTTCGACAGAAAATGCTGAAATTGGAGTTATTGAAAATACAAAAGGAAATCTTTCACTTACAACTTTAAAGTTTAATAATATACCATTAAGTGTAGATGCTAGATGCATTGGAGCATATGAAGATGGTTCATTAGAAACAATTTATTGGTTTGTTCACGATCCAAGTTTTCCATTGGGTAACACAGGTAAACTTGACTTAATTGTTTCCTATAATACAAACACATTTTTATTAATATATCATGTTATTACCATAGATAATGGTGGTGGTGTAAATACAACATTAAATTTTAACCCTCAGTATTTAATTACAGGAGTAAATAAAATAGAGGACTTATTATTTTTTACAGATAACTATAATGCTCCAAGGTCAATAAATGTAAATAGAAATTATGCTATTCCTTCAGGTGCACCGCTTATTGATGCAGGTAGTCCTACTGCAGCATTGCTACTTGAAGAGTCATTACTTGTAATTAAAAAGCCACCTTCAGAATCTCCAACTGTACAGTTAGTAAATACTCAAGGAGAACAAAACTTTTTAGAAGAAAGGTTTATATCATTTGCTTATAGATATTTATATGCAGATGGCGAATACTCAGCTACATCTCAATGGTCTGACATTGCTTTTTCACCAAATGGGTTTGAATTAACTGTTGAAGCATATTTGAATGAAGGAATGATAAATGCATTTAATGCTTGTCAAGTTACTTATTATACAGGAAGCTCTCTTGTTATTGGAATAGATTTATTATTTAAGCAATCAGAAAGCAATATAATAAAAGTAATTGAGAAACAAAACAAACAAGATTTAGGAATTGCAAGCAATATATATACAAATATAGTATTTGATAATAGTAAAATCTTTACTGTTTTACCTGAAGCTGAGTTATTAAGATTATATGATAATGTCCCAAGATTTGCTAAAGCTCAAACGCTTATGGGCAATAGATTAATGTATGGAAATTACATTGAAGGATATGATTTAGTGTCACTTAATAATCAACCACTACAACTTACCTATGTAGCAAATTTAATACAAGAGGTAATAGGTACAGAAACTTTAACTTCAACTGTTGAAACTTCTGTTTATGATATAGATATAACATCTCCAAATTATAGTGTACCTAGTTCTATTTTAAGAATAGATTTTGCTTCTTTAGCTTTACCAACTTATGCATCAAATTTAATAACGGGAGCTACAATACAAATTCAATTAGAATTTACACACGATAGTTATACAGGAGGAACTCAGCCTACAACACAAACAGGAAATACAGCTATTTCATCAACATTTACTCTTGCTCAAAATTATACTTCTGCATATGCTTTATCTCAAAGTGCTGAATTTCAAGAATGGGTAGGAACACTTGCAAATATACTTCCTGTATATGACCCAAATCCTGCAAATTTTACTTCTTGTGATGGAATTACACTTACAGATATTTTTAATTGTAGTATACCTGCAAATCAAGCTAGTGGATGGCAAGCAAGAGCTTCAGGAATTATTCCTATTACTGCTACACTACAACCAATAAAAATAATAGCAGTAAATACAAACACTTATATTGACTTGCAATTAGTTGCAATGCAATATGAAGATATAAACAATCTTGGAACTTATGCATATGAATATTATAGTATAGTAAATCGTCTTGTCACATTTAATAAACTTGGAAATGCAAGAAGTTTACATAGCAATAGGGGATATGAAATAGGAATTGTTTATATGGATGATTTTTTACGTTCATCAACAGCTCTTGTTTCAGTTAAAAATACTGTTTACACTCCTTGTTCATCATCACCAAATAAAAACTCAATAGAGGTAACTATACCTGTATCACAGGTAGCCCCATATTGGGCAACAAGATATAAATTTGTAATAAAACCTGACCAAGAAGGATACCAAACAATATACTCAACTCTTGTAGTTCAAGATGTAGACAGTTTAATTTGGTTTTTACTTGAGGGTGAGAATATGCAAAAAGTTGAAGTTGGCGATAGACTTATTGTAAAAAAAGATTCAGGTGGATTTACTAAAAGTTGTTTATATACAACTGTATTAGAAAAAATAGCAAAGCAAGCAACAGGTAATTTTACTGTTGAAGGAGTTTATATGCGTTTAGAAGCAGGTAATTTTGACTCGCAGATTAGTCCTATTCCAATTTATACTGCCACAGATACCCAATATTCCAAGACAAAAGTTATTTGGTCAGACCCTGCTTTTCCTGTTCCTCCTGCATTAACATATACGGACCTTGATGTTCCTATTGGTTCAGTAATAGGAATTATGTTATATACTTATATTGCAGCAGATTTTTGGTCAGGTTGCACTAAAAGAGAAGCTAATCCTTCTCAAAGTTACGCTTATTTTACTGCTACTCAATCTTATGCTAGTTTAGAAGCTTGGTTTATGACAAATCAAACAGCTATTATGGCACAATTAACATCATTAACATCAGGCGGTCAAGTAGCATTAACATTTAATGGTTTTTATAATGTATCTGACGCTACTATGTCTAGTACTGTATCAAGTGGAATAGATAGAGATGTTATGAAGTTATATATAAATCGTGACCCTTCTAATAATTTGTTAAAATTTTGGATGTCGGGCACAAAAGGTTGTCCAACTGATTCTGACCAACCTGATACAAGATTAAAATTTTCATTACAAAGAACTACAATAGAACCTGACTTTATATTTGAAACACTTCCAATAGATGCTTTGCCCGATGTGTTTTTTGAAAACAATTTATCTTTTAGTATCAATACAATAGGAGAGCATAGTGGAAATGTGCAGAACCAAGACTTTGCTTTGAATCAACCTGCAGTTATAGACACAGGTTTCTTTAATTGTTTTTCTTTTGGCAATGGAGTTGAAAGTTATAAGGTTAGAGATTCAATAATAGGAAGAGAATTTAATCTTGGGGAAAGAGTAACATCTGTTTCTGCTCAAGATTATAAAGAAGCACATAGATTTTCAGATATAACATATAGTGGTATATATAATACTGAAACAAATTTAAATAAATTAAATGAGTTTAATTTAGGGCTTTTAAATTTTAAATATTTAGAATCTTCTTTTGGACATATTTATATTTTAGATGGTAGAGAAACTGATGTCTTGTGTCTTCAAGAAGACAAGATATCATATGTATTAGAAGGAAAAAATTTATTGTCAGATGCAGGTGCAGGTAGAGCATTAACTTCTGTTCCTGAAGTTTTAGGAACTCAAATTGCTAGAACTGAAAGATTTGGAATAAGCCATAACCCTGAAAGTTATATTCAATGGGGTGCTGATAGATATTTTACTGATGTAAAAAGAGGTGCTGTAATACATCTTCAAGGAGATTCAATGCAAAGCGATAAACTTCAAGTGGTATCTGAATTTGGAATGAGAACTTTTTTTAGAGATGAGTTTATTGATGCTTCCACAACACAAAAGCTTGGAGGTTATGACCCATATATGAACGAATATGTTTTAACAACAAATG